TTTCCACTTTCTGTTCTTTTAGATAAACTTGCAGTAACAGATAAGCTACTAATTAACGATCTAGCTTTCTGGTCATCTGATGTTAGCTTAACTCTAAATTTAAAATAACGACCTATATGTTCTCCTGTTACAAACTGATTAAAATTTGAAAAAGTAGAATTATCATCACTTGTTGCAATTTGTAATATAGTGTGTGCTTTAGCTGGAGAAGTACCATCAAAAGGGTTTGGTCGTCCATCATCAAATAATGTTGAAGCAGTTGGTCGTCCACTATCAAAATTTTCTGATACATCTTCTGTTAATTGTGTAACTGAGGCTGAAAATTGTCCTTTAAATTTTGCACCTAAATCTATAGAATTCGCAAACTCATAAATACCACTTGAGGGTACAGTAGTTGAACTTTCTCCAACAGTTCCTGTTGCAGTTAAACCTAAAAAATTTGTACTATTTCTTGTTATGACACTTGAATTAGTTTTAGTTCCTGTAAAGGCTGTATGTTCATTAATAGTTGTTTGACTTACAAAATCTGTAGAGGCTATGTTTGTTGATATAATAGTTTCATTTGCAGATTGGTTTCCTAATTTATCATTTGCTTTGATAAGATAAGAGCCTGTTTTTAAAGGTACTGTAATATTAGTTGCTGGTCGTCCTACTCTAGTTACAAGATCAAAACTGTTAGCCCAAGATGGATTAGACAAATCTGTACTAAATCTAACTGTATAAAAATCCAAATCAAGATCAGATATAGCTGTCCAACTTAATAATGCTTGATTTCCTATTACATTGATTGCAAAATCTTCTACATCACTAGGAACTGCTGTTTGACCTACTATCTGTCTGGTTTCTGTTAAAAATGTACTTGAAACTCCTAAACCATTAATAGCTTTACATCTAACTTGATACTGAGCATTATCTATTACATTTAGTAATTGATAATTAAATGATGAACCTTTACCAATAGTTTTAAAACTATCTGTAACTGCATTTCCATTTCTATCAGTTAATTGTTTTACTTCTACTTGGTATTGATCAACAAATTTATCAGGAGAAGCAGAAACTAAAACTGCTAAACGAGTAATAACTGTTCCATCATTATATTCAACAAGATCATCTGATAATGTAATCCCAGCTGGTGGTTGGATAGTAAAAGGATTAGGAAGATTAGTAGCTGGTACTGTTGGTGCTTGTGTTTTAGTTGCCCAAGTATAATGTGCGTCTTGATGTTCTACTAAATCTAAACCAATTGTAAAATCACGATTAAATCTTATAGATAAAACCCTAAAAGGCTTGGCACTAAAACCAATTGAACTATGCGTTATATTTACAATATCTCCAATAGCTAAATCGTAAGCACTAAAAGAAACATTAACTGACAATCTTATAGAATTTCTTGTTCTTCTTAAAATTACTTCTGCCATTTCTTCTGCTTGATAAGTATTTGTTACAACTTTGCCAAAATCAAATCTTCCCTCAAGTAAGAATCCACCATCATCAGCTTTCATAGTTGCATGGCGATCTGCACTAGGTAATCCACTATCATCAATTGGTGGAAACTGTACTTCATCAACTTGGTAATTACGATCTGGATTTACATAGCTAACTATAACTCTATTATATTTTTCATTTTTTGCTGGTGTTTGTAACGTATAACCACCAATAATATTATCTTCTGTTAGTGTTATTGAGGCACTTCCTGTTGTTTCAATAATTAAATTATATTTACCTTGTGTGTATGGTAGATAGCCTCTACAACCTTTTAAAAGTTCTCTTACATTTTCTAATAATTTTTTAGAAGTATCTATAACTGCATTAGTATCAAATATGTTTATATCACTACTTCCAGAATATGGTGTTACTTGAGTTTCACAAACAACTGAGGCATCATAAAAAGATTGTAAATCTATTTCATTAATTGATAGTCCTTTTCCATATCTTTCATTTGTTAGATAATCTAATAAGCACCATGATGGATTGGTTTGATAACTTGCAGATTGCTCTACTAAACTTGAGTTATAAGTTCTTATTTTTCGACCTTTTATTTTAGCTTGAACCTTAGGGATTCCTGTAAATGCGTCTTGATTCCATTTAAACCTTAATGCCAAATAACAAAGACCAGATAGCTTATGATTACTTCCCCAATTTGATAGTGCTGATAATATTCCTGAAGCAGATTGTCCATCAGTTCCAAAGTGAGGTTCTACTCTAATTAAACTTTCTGCACTTGAGCCTTCTTCATTTGGGTCAGCTTTATAAAAATTACTATCTGAACTATTTACCTCTACCTCTGCACCATCTGATAATGCACTTGCCCAAGTAACAGCCTTATCATCTATTTTTATTTCTTCAATTGAGTTTATTTCTCCCTCTGCCATTACGATAGCCATATAAAGATATTGGTTTGTATTGCCACCACCAGAATCTAAAAAAACACGTGTACCACCAACTAATCTTTCTCCATATATTACAGGAATATTAGAGTCGTTAGATTGTTTGTTTAAAAGAACTCCTGTTTCAAAATCATCTGCTTCGTTAAGTCCAAAATCAGGTATCTCAGGAACTTTTGGTCTAAACAACCATGCTATTGCTAAAGATGCAACTAATGCTACAACTTTATTTTTTACAAAATAACTAACTGCTGCCGAAATTAGTGCAGTAAAAAAGAAAGATTTAATTTTAGTTTTTTTTACTTCTAATCCAGCACCACCATATTGTTTTAAAAGTTTTTCTTCTCGTTTATTTATATAAGCAAGGAACTCTCCTTTGGGTGCGTGTTTGTTTAAAATTTTCTTTGCTAATTTGATTAGTAATTTTTCAAACCATTTAAACATTATTCTCTACCCCACTTAACATCTTGTACTGTTTCTGATGAAAAATCCATACCAATATCTGTGCTAAAAAATCTTTGTTGTGATGTGTTGTTTGTTTTACGACCATTTTTTTTTTCAAAGTCAGCCCAATGAGAAACTACTGTTAGATTAACAATGCTTGAGTTTGTGTTTTCATTTATGGCAAAGGATTCAATATTTCCTTTGTAAAGCATAAAGGGGTCAGCAATAATACTATTATTAGTATCTAATAAACCTCTAAATATAGTTACTTCATCATTAGTTACATTTTCGTTTAATACTGTTGAAATAAATGTTTGATCAGCACCAGATAAAGATATTGATAAAGTAGATTTAGTTATATCTATTTCTTCTGTAAAATCTGAGACACCAATTATAAAATCTGACGGATTATAGGTAACACTAGAGCCTGAAACAGAAGAAGTTAAAGAAAAAGAACAATCAGTAATATTGACAGGAGTACTAAAATTAATTGTAAGTAAGTGAATAGGTCTAATATCATTAGTCGCTAGTGCGTTTTTTATCGCTGTTGTTAGGCTTCTCGTCATATAGTTCGTAATTAGTTTGGGTTACACTTTCTGTACCTTTTAACATAGTATATTCAAATTTGCTATTAGGTTTCTTGTATTCTTTAAGGTCGTTAATACTAGCATCTATTTGATCTTCATTAACAATAATTTCAGCTACAAAGTCGGCAGTTATCTTGTGGGTTATTTTATATTTTTTCATTTATTAAAGTGCTTCTTCTACATCAAATTCAAATTGATACAACAAAGCACCATCATTAGCAGTACCAACAACACCAAACTCTTGCATATCATTAGTTAGATGTACTGTAAAAGGAACATTATCATAAGTTACTGCTGAATCATCTGCTACTGTTTGTAAAAGAGGTGGCTCGATAGTTACTGTTGAAGCACCACTAGAAGCCTGAACATCTGCCACTATCATATAAACTTTATTATGACTAGCAAACTTAATAAAATCTCCTGACTTAAATGCGTGTGGATTGTCATTGTGGTGTCCGTCCATAGCAATCGTTGTATCTCCTACTGCGTGAGAGCCATTTACCAATACAGTATTAGTTTCATTACCTCTAGCATTTGTAACTTCTGGTGGGATAATAGTAAAGTTTTCTTTGCCTGATCTTTGTTTAATTATAAAAGCCATTAACTCTCCATAAACATCTGATCTAGTTCCTGTAACTATTCTAATAGTAAATGCAAATCTTTGATTGTCTATTTGTCTAGCAAGTTTTTTACCAGATACACTTTTTGAAATAATAGTATTCTGAATAGATTTTATTCCTAAAGATTCAAACTTAGCAGAAGATATTGGAAAAGCACCTGACATTAAATTAAACTCTCCTGACCTCTTTCATTAACTGCGTTATTAATTAATTGAGTTATAGTTCCTCTTGATCTTACAAGTAATTCTTCAAATCCAGAAGCATCTACTGTATTAATATTAAAATTAACTGTAGTACCACCACCATTTCCTGTACCTCTAGCTGATTGTGTAATTTGGCCTGTTTGATTTGGTACAAATAATTCTGCACCTTGTTCTCCAACTACAATTGGTTGACCTTTTGATACTGCACCACCATTTGCAAAAAATCCTAAACCACTACCACCATTACCACCACCTAAAGCATTTAAAACAACTTGTCTTTTCATTTCAGTTGTTTGTGATCTTAATTCATTTGTAATTTGTTTTTCTGTATCTACTTGATCTTTTTTAAGTGCGTTTCTAATGGTTTCTTGAATAACTAATTGTATTGTAAAAGCTACCATATCTACTAACAGTTTTTGTGCTATTTCTTTAAATGTCATATTAAGTTCTTTACCAAGTACCAAAGATTCTGCAAGTCCTCTTGATATAGCTTGAATTCCACTAGTAGCCATCTTTCCTACAGTTTCATTAATGGATTCAAAATCTTTTTTAAATTCTGTTAATATATTTTCTTTAATCATTTGTAAATTTATTCCAGCCTTTTCAGTTTCTTCTGTAAAGTTAGTTGCACTTTTCATTAACTCGTCCATAGATTTTTTAGATGCAATTATATTCTCATCAATAAGTTCAATAAACTTATTAGCTTTTTTAAACATACCACCCATACTTTCATCATCTTTTGCACCAAATATTTTATTGGTAAGTTCGTCTAAATCTAATCCCATTTTTTTAATTAATGCTAAAATACCAACTACTGCTATTTTTCCACCTCTACCTAACATTAAGAATCCAAGAATACCTAACTCTCTCATACCAGCTGGAAGTGATTTAACCACTTCTATTAACCCAGCTAAGCCATTATTTATTATTCTAAATAAAGGTGCTACTAAATCCATTAGTCCAGCCATACCTAAAATAAATTGTTTTATAAAATTAACCATGCCTTGACCAACTGCACTAGAGAAACCACTTAATGCTTGTGCGTTTGCTTCTATCATTCTATTTATAACTACAAGTCCATTTTTAATAAAATCAAAGAAACCAGCTTCGTTAGTTTCTCGTTTAAACTTAAAAAGTTTATCTCCAAGCATAGATAGTGTTCCTGTAAATGTTGTTGCTAATACTTCTGTTGCTTTTGAGAATCTTCCATCTTCTCCAAATAATTCTTCAAATCTTTTTATTGTTTCTTCTGTAGTAACATTCATTCCAGCTTTAAATCCTAATAAGGCTCTAACACCTCTTTCTCTAAATAAATCTGCACTACCAATACCTGATGAGAATGATCT